TCCGTTTCATCGCCACAGTTTGCGGATTATCCCGGATCGCCTTCGGTACGTTGTCGCCAGCCTCTACGACGCCCGCTTGTCGCATGAGACGTTTATGTTGCGCTAGGCTGCTGATAGGCTTATCGCTGAGACCGATTCGAAAACGTGCTCGCCCTTCCTCAAAGTAGAGGAGGCCGTGACCACCTATGAGACGGCGCTGTTTCCGACCACAGTCGTGTTCGGGACGGAAACCGTCACGGTCGGCGATGGAAGCCCAGACGGATTCGCGGTGTCCACAGTCACACCCCCATTCGTATAAAGGCATCCTAACCTATCCCCCTAGCCGCCTGCGCCTGTCGTTGCTGGTCTTGACCAGGGCCCTGGCCCTGCGTGTTCTCCTTCGCGGTATTCTGGCCACCCTGCCCACCACGTCCAGCCTGGGTCGCATTCACCTGGACTAGCATTTGGGCTAGCATAACCAGCTCATTGACGATAGCTGGATTTAGGAACTCGTACTTGCGTGCCAGCTCTTCCATCAGAAGCCGTGAATATGCGATTTGTGGGTTCTGAGCGAAGATTGTCAGGAATTCGAGGAGCTGCGACTTTTCCTGCGGAAGCGAACGTGGCCGCGTGGAGCCTGGTACTATGTCTACGTCAGCTTCAAACGTCAGGTCTTCACGGCTGACGGGTTCCAGCTTCTCGTTGCCAAACGTCTTGATGAGATGTTCTTGCAAGCCTGGGAATGCGACAACCATCTCCGGCTGGATACCATAAACAGACATGAGCATCTGGGCCATCTCTTGTTCATTCATGCCTCTCAGTTTGACGAACATACGATTGGTGAGCGTAGCCTTGACCAGTTGAAGCATCTTGCGGAGTGCAGTCTTCAGCCATTTGTAAACGGCTTTCTGCAACTCCGCATCTCGCAAGGTGGAGGCCCGTTCGATGAACTGAGCCTCGGTTGCCGTATTTGCGACGGAGGAGCCAGACAGCTTCGCGCCAGTCTGTCCTGTGATGACCCGATAGTCGTTGAGAAGAGCCGTCGTGTCGCGCCAGATATCCCCATTAATCGATGGCTCTGCTAGAATCTGTGGAAGCTGCGTCATGTCGTTGATCTTGACGCCTTCCATGTCGCGGCTGCTTTGGAGCAGCTTCAAGGCTTCTTCGGAATCAGTGGAGAATGTGCCCTCCGTATAAAGAATTTTACGAGCCGACCGCTTGGCGCCCTGCATCTCTTGCTCGCGGCGAATATTATATTCTTCCTGAACGTCTAGCCATGGGTATACATGGGGAAGCGGCCAAGGCGACGGGTCTGGACCAATAATCGGAGTCCATCCGGGAAGTATTGCGTAGGGATGGTCTTCAATACCTTCAGGGAGAGCGTCATCGATGAGGGCTTCGTCGAAATCCTGATCCTCGGCGAGACAGAGCCATCGCTTCTTGCGTATGTCGTAGCATTCGACGTAACGGAAGAGCTGACAGTATTCGTCGTCCGAGGAGTCCGGCGCCTTTTGATGACTGCCCTCGCCATAGCGTTTATCCTCTTTGACATTGGACTTGAACTGGATACGTAGCTCGGCGGGGAAGCGCTCGTCCGCCTTAGCTTCGTCCAGGGGAACTGTGATTTCTTCGCCGATCCACGCCCACTTGCGCATGTAAGGGCCGGAATCCGGCAGAAGCATGCACTTGGCGTCCACCCATTCCCATCGGTACGTATCGTCTGAGATCACGAATGGCGGTTCGATGATCGGCTGGCCCGTCGCTGGGTCTACCATCGGCTGTGGCTGGCCCATCTCGTCTAGAATCGGGTTGCCATCGAAATCTTTATGAACGACTTCGCGGTCGGCGTTGGGGTTTGGTTCCATCTTGGGATCGTAGATGCTCTTGAGCACACCGATGCGGAAAAAAGTTTGGAGCAGCGCTAAAGCGGATGCCTCCTCAAAGTTGTCGTCCTGCTCCATGATGGAAGTCAGGACTTCTTCGGCTAAGGTAGCCTTACGGGCGCTAACGACTTCACGTCCCGGCTTGGGACGCACCAAAGCTTTTGGGTTTTCGAATAGCAGATTGGTCTGCGTAACCTTGACTGTAGCAAGAAAATGGTTTAAGACGCGAGGGCCTTTCTGTTTCCATTGCTTGCCAAGGAAAAATTCTTCACAGCGCTTGACTTCATATTCGTTCTCCCAGTCTTTGCGAAGCTTACGCGCCTTCTCGATCCGGTTGAACCAAGGCTTGAGGGCCGCATTGGTTGAACCATCGCCCGTATCGGGCTTCGCATCGTCGTATGTAGCGCCGTCTGCCATCTAGGAACCTACTCCGATCCTGAAGGTCTGAAGGTTTCGTCTATCTTCGGCGCTTGCGCCGTGATTCTTCTTCCACCATTCGAACGTGTTCGGTTTCGTCTCAGGTTTCGTGAAGGACTGTGGAGGCGGATGTTTCTTGAGAAGGTATTTTAGCCCGTCCCAAGCATGGTTATCCTTGTCTACCAAGTCTTCCGGCTGACTTCGATTCATCGCCACTTGCGCCGAGAACTCTTTACGTCTCTGCTGGCCGATCTCCCATATGAGTTTAGGACAAGCTTCCGTAATGCGATAACGGGGGTGTTGTACATCTTTCCAGTACCAACCGTGAAGCCAATTCGCTACGGTTATGTCACCCCCGCGTTCGCGCGCGATCATATGAACGCCCATTTCGCGGAAAATGCCCGCCGTGGATTTGTTCGGGCCTGTGAACTGGGGCTTGTCCTCGTTCCAGATACTTGGATCGGCTACGATGTAAGAGAGCGATTCGTATGAATAAGGGCATCCTGCGTAGCGTTTACCATTCTGGTCAAAGCCTTCTTTGCCCTTAATAATATTAGCAATTTGATGAGCAGGCACGTTCGCCCCATAGAATTCCCAGGCTGTCGTGATAATCTTATCAGAGTCCACAGAGTGCACATGGAACGATGCAGGGTTGAAAGAGCCGTGATCGTAGGAGCCATATAGGCGCGTATTCTGTGCTTCATAAGACGGTATGACGATTTTAGCGCCGCCCAGGCCGTTCCGCCACTGCTCCCACTTGGGAAAGAGATGCTGACCACCGAGAGCGCCATACTGGATTTCCATCTCTTTCTTCCAGCGTGGGTCGTCGAGGCCCATTGGATAGGCGCGAGCCTCTTCGGCAATCCATAAGTCGCCCTTCGGAGTTCCGGGGCGTTTGTTGGAGTCGGCGGAGTAGTGGTAGCGGAGCACTCCAATGCCGCCAGTCGTTACGCGATGAGAGAAACCTGGAATAGGGATCATATTTCTGCTTCGACGAGCTGCTGGAACTCTGAAGGTTCCGCGCTGCTGACCACGATCAGTTGCCCTCCGTGAGTGATGGCTGGGAGAGCGGCTGTGTAGGCTTTTCCGAACTCAGGTTGAAAAGCAGCCTCGTCTGAAAAGACGACGGAAGGATTGTGGGATCGTATGATATGTCCACCTTCAGGGATTCCCCAAACATGAGAGCCGTTGGGGAGGTACAGATGGCAATACTTCCCGGCACGTGGCATCTCACATACTCTGAGATGGTCCGGCAAAGACCATTCAAGAAAGCTAATTCTGCCCTGGTCAGGTTCCTTGTCATAGACGAGTGCCGCTACATCCTCTTCTCTTTTCGATTGGACCATGATGAGTTGGTGCGGGAAGGCTCTGGCTCGCCAGAGCAAGTACGCACATGTAAGCCAAGTCGCCATGACGTGACGCGATTTCTCGATGAAGAGGATTCCTGATCGATAAATGTGTTGCAGGAAATCCAATCCAACTCCTGCGCAAAGCGCATATGTCGCATCTTGTGGTAGCCGGAGCTTTGCTGAAACGAGGTACAGGTCGAGAGTGGCTCGTAAACATGACTCATCGGGGAAATGTTTTTTAGGGGCAAGTAGGTCATGTTCATCTTTGGTATAGATACCACCGATTCCGTTTTCTCCGAAGACGAAGTAGTGGGCGTCACGTCTGTAGCGTTCCTTTTCACGTGCTTGCTTTAGTTCTGTCAAACTTGACATTAGGCCATTTTCTGTCGTGACTCATTTGAGCCATCTTCAATTTCCAAGCCAACAGCATATGGTCGTCGGTCCACCAGAGCCAAGCCTTATACTTTCCATTTGGTCGTTCCCATATAGGAAGGCCGAGGTTCTTCCGCCACATGGTCAGGGTTCGACTACAAACCCCGCCTAATGCAGCTCCGACTTCTCGCTTGCCCCAATAGCCTCTATTCGGACTAGAGCTTTGTCGAATACCGCTAACTCTTCCTCGGACAAGAGAGGTAATAGTGATGACAGGCTTATTTCGGACCTTTGATCTGGCTTGCCCGCGCTGAACTGGATGAATCGGGCTACTTGGTCCAGGGTCTTGCCCACGTAGGCTAACATCTGGCTCTTGTCTTTGGACTTCACTGCTGTCAGGTCGTCCGTCAGAAGAGACTTGATAAGATTCCTGGACATTTGCACGCATTCATTCACCATTGGTTTGGCATTGTCGGCGTCAAACCATTCCATCGTCTCGGCTACGAGTTCGGCGGCGATCTGGGCGCCGGTCTGAAGGTTGTATTTCGGTTGAGCCATAGGATTCTGGTTATAGTAGCACAAACAACGTTTTAAGGCAAGCCCAGCTTGCGATCAGGCACCAGGTCATTATCTGCATCCACGGGCTGTTGACCAATTCCACGATCTTTCTGATAAAGCGCGATGAGATTGTAAACTCCTATCTCAGCTAAGTCTGAAACCTTGATCGCGGCTTCTTTGGCCATATGGCAGAAGATGGGAACCGCCTCTTTTTGAACATGGATATGGATGGTCATAAATCATCACGGCTGCGTCGGGGTAGTTAGATCGGTAAGAAGCGCTAGAATCATAGCTAGAATCATAAGATAGATCATAGGTGCCACTTGTCGTTTGTCAGGAATACTGGTATCGTTTTCCGCTCTAGTTCCCCGACAAAATACCGTTCTGTTCGGCCCACAAGATCGTCATCCAAAGCTGGCGATAACCTAGGACTTCGTTGGCATAGCATACGGCCTCGTCTAGGGTGGCGAAGCTCCTATACGGCTGCCAGGAGTATAGCTTGGAGTCCCAGTTCATTCCCAGTCCGCGTTCGGGTCGAACCAGCTCTGCGCCGGGTGTAATTCGCAGCGGGGGTCCGGGTCCGCTAAAATCTTATTCAAAACCTACCAGTCCACCGGGTCCGGTAAAGAACGCTGAAAACCGTGAGGCGGGTCTTGACCTGCGCCGGGACAGGTTAGAAAGATTTCGACCATGGGATTTGTTAAACTAGGGCTATCCTATCGGTGGGCTGAAAACGCCTCCATAAAAGTCAACACTTTCGCTAGGTTGCGGAGGGCACTTTTGCGTGTCACGGGCCATTTGAGATCGGTAGAACTTGAGAACCGATTTATATGGGATAGCTACATCGGCATAGCGGCCCTGGACGACCCGGCTAAAGAAATCACGCGGTTCGTCGATCTTGCCACGAAATCGGGCTGCCATGGCGGCCTCGGTCCAACCG